TTGTGAGTTAAACTCATATTTACTAATTTTCATATTATAAAGTTGTTAATGTTTGTAATTGTGCATCTGTTAATGCTTCGTTATATACTCTTATGTCTTTTGTATTTCCGTAGAAGAATAAAGCTCCTCCAGAACCTTGTTCAAATTGTAAACTACTTAAAGTGTTTGCACTAAATATAGCTCCACTTGTATGAGTATGCCTTTCAACACCATCTACCCAAAGAGCAAAATCATTAGCTTTAAATTTAATTGCTATTTTACTTAATTGAGTTATATCGCTTGATGTATAATTACCACTTGCAACAGTAGAACCACCAACAACAACAAAATAAAATATTTGATTAGAAGTTGTGTTATATCCTGTTACTACTCTATTTGTGTTAGTTCCATCTGAAATAGTTATTCTTCTATTTGTTAAATCATTAGCTAAAGCACTTATTTCTGCATACAAAACACCTTCTGTAGAATTAAACGTAGAAGCAGTCCCAGCATCATTACAAGTTTCAGCAGCTCTTGTTTGAATTGCTCCATAAGTGGGAATGTAGGATGTAGCGTATGATTGTTGTTCTAATTGTGCGCCAAAAATGTAAAATGATGCTGGTACTGCCGAACCACTATTTTGAGCAATAACAAAAGAACCACTTGTATCAGGAGAAACAATTAACCCTGAAACTCTAACCCATTCATTAGTAGGTGTAAAATTAACACCTCTACCATTTGCTATTATAGTATGTTGCACTTGAGTTGTTCCATCTGATTTAACATATAATGATGGAGCGTAATTTGCACCACTAACAAAAGTTATTCCAGACAAAGCAACTTGTGGAAATGAACCTCCAGAATGGCTAAATAATGTCGCATTTTGTGTTCCATCTGGACTTGTTGATGAATTTGGTGTTATAGTTGCGTTTGTACTCCATTGTGTGAAGTCTTGAGAATAAGTAAGCAAGTTGGTTGAAGCTGGTTCTAACAAAAGCGAAGGGCAAGATTGTACTACTCCATTTGATATATCGTAGTTTAGTCTTGGTTGGTCTCCTAATACTTCCTGTACAGATACATTGTCTATTGAACCAGCAAAAGTTGGGTCAGCCATAATAGATAAAGTTACGTTACTTGCAACTCCTATTCCTGTATAAACACCAGTTGATGATAACACTCCTTGTAATATATAATTAGTACCAAGCCTTATACCAAAAAGAGAGCCACTTGTAATAGATTTTATCTGAATAGTTACTTCATATTTTTTCCCAATAGTTAATATGTTTTGCTGTAATGCTGTGTAAGTACCTGTATTTGTTCTATTTGCAGTTCCACCAGAAATTGTCCATCCTGTTTCTTTAGTCCAATCACTATCTGTAGCAAAATCTCCGTTAGTAACTAATTCACTACCAAAATATCCTACTGTTTGTATTAGTCCATTTTGTCCTACTCTTGTCGCAGAGCTATCTCTATTAAAAGTAAAGTCTCCATCTCCATTATTAGGTAAGACTGAATATACTTTAGAATCTGCAAAAGCAGATGGTATCATTGCTAAACTTGGTGTTGCCATAGTTATAATTTATTTTTACGTTTAGCGTGTTCGTTTGTGTCCACATATTTTTTTTTAAGATATTGCACTAACTTTACAATATTTTCCTTTTTTTGTTTATATCTCATAAAACCCACCCTCCAAAACTATCTTCTCCAGCTGGAAAGAAATCGTCTTCTGTGTTAGCATTATATTCAGGGAATAGATTTTGATTAAAACACATATAACTCACAAAATTATTTGTGTAAAATTGTGCTATATCTCTGTATTTGTTTGTTAAATAATCTACCTCTTCTTTAGATACAGATTCACTACTTTCTGATTGATGTTTATAAACACCTCCATTAGCTACTGTATATGCAGCAAAGGGCATGTAATAAGTTAAAGCCCAATAAATAGTCATTGGTTTTAAATAAGTCTCTAAAAGCTGCTTAAATTTATCATTAGCAGGTAAATTAATTTCATTGTTTAGGATCAAGCCTTGTATTTGTTCATATAGTTTAGTTCCCATAAAATTTTGAACTTCTGTGTCCATAGATATCTCTACCATGTATATGAACTTATCTGGATCTACTGATCCTGAGAGAACTGAATATCTCTTTATGTCTTTAGTTGTTACAAATAATGCTTTAGCCATAATATTTTATTTTGGGTATGCTCCTCTGTTTGGCATGTTTTCTGGTGCAATTCCAGCTTGTTTTGATCCTCTTGGGTTTCTCATATAACTTTTAGGAATAGTTCTAGTCTTTTTATAGTTACCTAAATTCTCTGATGGCTCTGTATTGCTTTCTAGTCTATATAATACTTTTTTCCATTTATGTCTGCAATATATGCCACCTTTAAATTTAAACAAATCGTAAGATCTACCTTTATGACCTAACTCTCTATTTACTCCTTCTCTTGATGCTTTGTCTATATCTTCTATTCTCCATACTATTCCAGCTTCTGCCATGTTCATCATGTTGGCACAAAAATCTCTTTGTGTTTTGCTAGGTTTTGATGATCCTATAGCATAGGTATATCTAATTTTATATAATCCATTTTTAGAATCTAAAGAACTAAAAGAGCTTCCATTTTTTTTAGAATTTATTTCGTCTTTTAATCCTAATAAACCTTTTATTTTTGATAGGGTGCTTTTTTTCTCCTTAATTAAGTAGTTTGCCCAATCTTCGTTATCTATGTCGCTATCTTGGTCTATTTCATCAACTAACACATATTTATTGGACATTTGTTCTCCACTCTCTGCTAAATGACCTAAAACATTTTTAGATTCTTCATCTGATAGACTTGCTTTCTCGTGTGACTCACAAGGCATATACCAAACTTCTCCATCTACTTCGTGTTCGTGATGTCCTTGACAACCTTGCTCTAATGCTTTAGCTTCTGCTTCTTCTATAGTCTTATATGCTTCAATTCCGTCTATTTTCTTTAGTTTTAACTCAACTCCTGTTTCTTCTTCTATTACATCGCTATTTTTACCCTCTAATTGGTCTATATCGACAAAACTAAGAGGTTTTAACGTCTTAAAATATAAATCTAATGCTATACCATTAACAGCTAAAATTGCGTCAATACAATCGATTATTTCATCTTGGTAAGATTTTATAACTATATTGTCAAATAACAATGTTGCTGTTTTTATTTCTTCTGCATTGTTACCTAATCCATTACTACCTTCTCTAATACCTAAAAGCATAGGACTTGTAACTCTATGACCTACTATTAATTTCTTAAAACATTCATCTGCTAGGTATTCGTAGTGTCTAGGAGCGTCATTTAAAGGTATATCGTCAACAGTTGTTTTAGATTCTGCATTTTGATTAAATGCTACAATTACTTTTTCTCCTCTGCTTCCTGTTAATTTACCTAATACATCTGATTTAATATTTTCTATCTTCTCAGGATCAGGAACTCCATTGTTAAAGTTAACTACTTTTGTACCTGAAAAGTTATTTAAACAATCGTTAATTAAATAATCAGCAATTTCATCTTCCAACTTAGCATAAGGTAAAGCACCAACGTAATCTGGTGGAGAATAGTAATATCTTCCAGCAGAATATGGCTTAGCCACATACATCTCTTTTTTATTTGCTCCTGTTCCATATCCAAACGCTGGTATTCTTTCAGGTTTTTCGCTAGGTTTCATGTTATGCCAGTGATTTGAATAATACCATCCCTCTACATAACCATCTTCATTACATTTTTCTGCTCTTAATGTTTCCATTGGAAAATGTTGTACTTCTTTAATTTTACCATTTTTGTAAATTAACTGAAATGCAGCCATTCCTAGCAGTTTATAATCTTTTACAAATCTTCTTAAATCTTCTTTTTTAAATAAAGAAACCATTTGAGCGTATTCCTCTGTCTTTGTAGAGGCATCTAAGGCAGATAATCCTCTTCCATAAATCATATTACTTACTCCATTTATAATAGAGTTATTTGTAGTAGAGTTTTCGTATAATTCAATAAGATAATTAAAGTAATTATTATCAGCTCCGTATTGAACCCAATCTTTATTTTTTGTTTCTAATATTTGTGGAGCTGTATATGCAGCTAGCTGGGTTATAAAAAGATCTTTAGCCATATTATAATACTATATATTCATTAGTTGATTCGTATTCATCATATTGATCCTTATTAATTGAATAATCATAAGCACCTTGTGAAGTACAAAAAACATTATCTCTATAAACTTTATCAGTTCCTAATAAAAAATCAATTGTGTAAAATCTACCTTCTTTTAATATTGAATCACCAAAACTATTGTTAGGAAAATTTACTGCAACATTTAAATAATACCTGTCTGTAGTATTAGTTATGTCGCCTGATGCAATTGTGTAGCTCTTATTTTCATCCTCGTCAGTGATTACAATACTATCAACGTTATAACTTCTAGGAATTATCGTCATTGTTTGAGGTGTAGTATTTGGAGCAAGTATTTGCATTTGTTTTATTTAAAAACACATTTATTAGTTTTTTGTTAGGCATAGATATTAAACAAAAAAAGAGCGCATTTAAGCGCCCTTCTTTATTTGATCCTATCTTTTTATTTAAATATCATAAAAAGCCTTTAAAAGCTATTTATTATAGTCCATTTACTACCACAGTGTTAGTAGTATCATCTATTATTGAAGGATCGATAAAATTAGCTGGAGATTTTTCATTCCCAGTGAAAACTATATTGTAACCATTTAGGTCTCCCATAGCTGCTCCACTAGTTGCAGATGGAGCTGTTTCACATCCGTTTTCTACTCCTGCTAATACATATCTAGAATCATTTGCGACTCCTGTATTGTAAAATTCAACCACTACTTGTGGTCTACCCCAAGATAATAATTTCATTTCTTTTCTTGTTGCTGGATCTTGTTTCTTTAAAACAACAGTTCCAACTTGTGTAAAAAATGAAGTTCCATTTTCTCTAGAGTTTTCGTTTGTTTCCTCAAAAGAGTTTGCACCCTTAAGATCGTATTTATATAGGGTTAATGGGCTTGCAAAACCTGTAATGACCTCATCAGCGTCAAAAGTAGCTGAATCTAATAAACCAGCTGTGTAGTTTATAAAATAGATTGCAGTTATACCTCCTACTGAGTCTTTACATGGTTCTAAACGTCCCAAGCTGATATCACATGACATATTTTTTTATTTTAAAAATTATTAATATAAAGGGAGGTTTTACCCTCCCCTATTTTTTTTTTAGCTTCCGTAAACTACATCAGCACAAACTCCGAATTGAACAGATCCCTTCATTCTCATGACCATTCTCACATTCTGTGATCCATCTATGTCAGCCATATCAATAACCTTAACTTGATTAAAATCATCAAGTAAACCAGTTCCGAAATAAGCATTAGAAGATTCAAAAGCCATTGCAGTATCATCACTCATACCTCTTGCAACAAATACTGGAATACCACCAAACGATAGTGATCCATTATTATACCATTGTGTTCCTCTATTATCAGTACCTGCTCCGCCAATTCCAGCTACGAATCCACCTAAAGCTCTAATATATAATTTAGCTGCTTTATTAGAAATGTAAAGTTTTAAATCCTCTTTTCCAAACACAGAGTTAGGAATAGCATCAACTACCTTTTGTAATTCATCTATTATGTTTGTAGATGTAAAAGCATTTAATGCAACTGGTATAGCTCCACAAGTATTAGCAATAGATTCTAATCCTTCATATTCTCCTGCATTTGCAGCGTTACCTTGCCAGATTGTTGTTTCGTTTTCTGCAGCAACCTTAGCAGCTACATAAGCAATTAAATAATCAGCAAAAGAAGTTGGAAGCGTTTGACTGTTTCCATAACCCATTGACATAGCGTCCCAAGTTTGAATAAAGTCTTTTTTACAAAGTTGTAAATTTACTTGTAATTCTTTTGGTGTTAATACTACTTCAGTTAAATCTACTGTAGAAGATGGATCAAAATCACATCCTCCGTTTTTTATAAGATTATCAGTATCTAATCTCTGTATAATTTGTTTGTATTGTACGTTAGGTAATACAGAAACCCCACCGTCATCAATTGTACTTGCAGAAAGTAAAGCTGCGGAGATGAATTTTCCTGCTGCCTCACCAGCGTAAGTAGTTGTAATGTTTAAAGTTGTAGCCATAGCTTTTTTTTTTAAATTTTAATTTTTGTTAAATAATCGATCAAACACTCTATCTTGAGTATTTTTTACTCTGTTTTGAGAATATAAATGAAGATCTGTTTTTAGTTTAGCCTCTGGATTGTGTTTAAGAGGTTTAACATCTTCAGATAATTCTACTTCAGTATTTTCTACTTCCGTAGAAGAATCTTCAACTTCATCAGAACTATATTCATCTTTTTCGCTAAGTCGTGATTTTAAATCAGCAATAGCATCTTCTAGATTTTTAATTCTAATTTCCATGCCTTTCCAATCTGCAACGTCAGCTTCCTCAGCAGCCTCAACTTCTTCCACAACAGGTGCTTCAACAGTTTCTTCTACTTCTTCTTCTACCGCTTCTTTGATTTCATCAATTATTCCATCCTCAGAAACAACTAATAGCATTCCGTCCTCCATTAAATACTCTCCTGCAGGTACGGCAATTCGTTCATCATCTTCGGAGATAATAAAAACTTCTCTACCTGATTCAAAAGCATCTGCTTCGAATCTAGTTCCGTTTTCTAATAATCTTTCCTCCAACTGAACTTCAATTCCTAGTAAAGTCTTAACTTTATCTAGTGTGTCTTTTGCGTTCATAAATTTTAGATTTTTATTAATTATATTTATTTAAAAACATTAAATATAATGTTTCGTTATATTTCTACTGCTGGATAAAATCTAAATTCAATTGAGTTTCCAGCTACTCCATCATTTTTCCAATCTGTTCCTTGATTAACGATTTTCATTACTTCAGGTGTAGTTTCTTCTTGATTCATAAACATAGGTGTGTAAAAATCTGCTGCTGTAGAAGTTGCATATCCCCAAGACTGAGTTCCAACAGAATGAATACTTAATGGAGCAACTCCTGAGCTATCTTCAAATTTACCTGAAAGCCATTTTACAGAGTAATGCGGTGCTGCAAAAGATATCTCCATTTCTTTTTTATTTGATACTAAAGAAATACTTGATATACCTCCATATCCTTGTCCTGTAAAAATTTCGTCTTCTAGTACTTGGTAAGTTCCATCAGTTCCCCATTGTAGAATTGTTCTTAAATAAGGTCTCTGATCTAAAGGATACCCTCTTCTAGTAGTTATTTGTGCCATAATTTTTTTTTTAAAAGTTTGTTAATACTATTTGTTTAAAAACACTAATATATATTAAGTGTTATAAATTCGTTTATGCTTTTTTCTGAATTATAAACCATTCTACACCATCACTCCATATTTTGAAACCTTCATAAGATACATTTATCTCATAATAGTTTGATGAGCCATCTAATGTTTCTCCTACTAATGGCGTTACTCTTGCTCTTGTATTAGTATTAAAACCCCCGTTTGAAACAAATCTAATTGCTCTATTTACATTAGCTGAAGCACTTGGTAAATTAATAGTCATATTTCCACTACCACCAGTCCAAGTTAATTTGACTAACATAGCTTGGTCAAATATTGCATTGCTTAAACTTACAGTTTCGCCAGAAGATACAGTTAAATTATAAGGAACTAAAGTGTTTTTTATTTTGTTTATTGTAGATTGTTTAGTTGTGTTGCTTTGTACTACTACAATAGCTTCAGTACCTTGTAATGCTGTTGATGTCGGTAATTGTGATATTTTTAAATTTGCCATTATGTTATTATATTAGAGTTATCTTCTTGTAAAATTAAACTTTCGTTTTCTTGTGCTAAATATTGTGCTGAAATAGTTCCACCAACTAATGATCCTATACCTTGATTTATCATTTTGCCTTCACAACATTTTTTTGAGTATGTATTACCATCTGCACATAAACAAGCACGCTGGTTTGTCTTAGGGCTTGTTCTGCTGTAATTTTTACGATTCTTTGATAACATCTATAATTTGGTTTAATAATTTTTCGTCTTCATTTAATTGATCTTTTTGTTTATCTTGAGGTCTGTTTAGCTTATCTGCAAAGTAGCCTTCTATACTAAATCCTTTTACTTTACCTTCTTTAACGTAGTCATTCCAAACTTCATCATTATCAACTTTCATGCTTATCATCCATGTTCCTATAGGCATATCTAAACCATATTTTCTAGACTTATCCATTTGCTCATCTTCTACTAACCAAGATTCTACAACAGTCATGCCTTCTAGCTTTTGCTCTGCGTGTTCTAAGGTTGCTTTGCTTTGATTACCTTTTTTAAGAAACATTTGTGATGCTTTAGCTACTGTGTCTTTAGAAAAGTAAATGTAAAACTCTTGTTCTCCGTTTTTTCTGTATATAGGTTTGTCAGGTATTAAAGCAGCTCCCATTAATATCCTTTTTTCTTTTGATACTTCTGCAAGTCTAACTTGATCCTGTTTTTTAAGTGCAATGAAATCCTCTTCTATAGCTGGGTTTTCAACCACAGATACAGCATCTATTCCACTTAACTCCTCATTTTCGTCTATTATTAATTCAATTATATCCATTTGTGTCCTTTTATTTAAAACCCCTTTTTTAATGTTTTGTTATTATCCTAGTGTTGATCCTGATATTATATTATTTTGTAAACTTTGTGCAGTTGTTACATCTTGACTAACTACAAAAGCCTGTACTGGTGGCTGGTTACCTAATGCACTAGCTATCTGATTAGTTCCTGATGTTCCAAATATATCAAAGTCTGGCTGCTCCATTTCTGCTGCTCCTCCTCCTGTTCCTCCAACTGCTGGAAGAGATACATCTGGACTAGCGCCACCACCACCTAGACCTCCAGCTACTGTTGCGACTTTCTTTTTACTTTGATTTATACTTTTAACAATTCCTATTGCTTGCATTGCAAACATCGCAATTGGTATTAAGTTAAAAGGAGGTGGTAAACTGGAAGCTGCTTTAGATTGCCCTTTTGTTAGTTCTGTTCCAGATTCAGCAGCATTTAGTTGAGCATTAACAATAGCTTTTTTAGCGTTCATTATAGTTTCTTTAAGTGCAAGAGCTTGTTTTGCAATAAACAATGCTTTTCCGATTTTAGATTCTCTTCCAGCTGTTTCTATTGCCATGTTTAAACCATCGTTTAACAATTTCTTTTTCTTTTTCTCTAGCTCTTCTTCTTCATCTTCTTGTCGTTTAATTCTGTCCGATGTTATTTTCCCTATTTTAGCATTATAAAAATCAATAATTTGTGCTTTAGCATCCTCATGTGCATCAAGATCGACTAATTCTTGTAGTTCTTTATCTCTTTGAGCTTCTAATTTGGCTATTTCATCTTCCTCTAATGCATCTAACTTAGCCTGTACTTTTCCTTCTTTTTCTGCTTCTAATGCGTTTTCCTTATCATCGTAAAATTTATTTACGTCTTCTAATAATCTTTTTTTCTCATCTTGAGTTGCAACGGAAGCATTTATTTCCTCTATTGCTCTTTGTCTCTCTAGATCTAATTTTTCAGCTGCTGTTTTAGCATCAAAGTCTTCCTGACTCTTTTTATATTTTTCTCTAAGTTTTTTGACTTTTTCTAGTCTATCTTTTTCTAATTTTACAGATTCTTCATCTTTTTCTTTTTGCTCCTCTATTAGTTGATCGTTAGCAAGCTCTAATGCTTTTAATTGTTTTTCTCTTTCTTTACCATCCTCTGATTCTTGGAATCTAGCAAAGAAACCTTTTCTTTCTGTATCTTCATCTTCAAAAGTTTCCATTACATCAGCTATTTGCT